AATGCAATGTCTGATACAACTGCAAAGAATCAGACTAACTTCTCTCAATCTATCACTCAAGCTTCTATTAACGCAGCTGCTGTTTTTTATAAGCATCATTCCATACTTGAGTAGCTTCAGTAAGAGCCTCACCCTGCTGGCTAAGATCTGCCCCGAAGATTGCCCCAGCTTTTAGCCTAGCGTTTTGTGTAGCAAGAGCAGCAGAGTTCTTAGCATTCTCGATAATAACATTATTCAAGCCGATAGCATTCTGAGCTTCAGCTTGAGAGTTAGAGAGTTCTGCTTGAGTGTCACGAGCTGCAATAATCCCAGCGGTGCCAGATTTAATAGTATTCTGCGCAGACTGTGCAGCTTGCAGAATTGGATTAATATCAGCCATTAGATCCTACCTTTCTTAGCCTGAGATGCAATTGCAGCTGGGTTAAACATTGCCTGAATTTTCTGGAAGAACTCTGGGCCAAGAGCTTCCACAGTCTTAGCATCAATCACATATTCACCATCGCTAAGCATAGCTTCTATGGAGTCAGAAGTTCCAGTACCTGGGCCAGATACTTGTCCGCCAGTAGCCATATTACCTGCGCTACCTTCTCCATCTCCTGGACCTCCAGGACCTGCGCCAGCAGCGGAAGCAGCTGCATCACCAGAAGATCCACCATATCCAGTATCTGCTGCACTGCTAGATCCACCACCAGAAGATTCAGCAGGATTTTCTGCAACTGCTGTGCCAAAGAAATCATTCATAGCCATGAATGCATCAAGGCTATTTACAGTGCTTGCAGCTGAGGGATCAGCTTCGCCAGGCATAGCTGTCAGAGAATTAATTGCCATAGCTTGCAAGCTAGGAATATCTGTAACAGCTGAGATACCTTTAGATGCGAGCGCACCAAGCGGACCTGCTAGCGACAGTGCTGTAAGTCCTAGGTTTGCGATGCCAGCCTGTCCAAGAGTTGCTCCCTTAGCTACAGAGCCAAGACCGGCACCAACAGTTTCTGCTGCCGGAGTTTGACTAGTCATGCCAGAGCTATCAGATCCTCGAAGCAAAGACAGCAGCGGATCAGTACCTCCAGAGAGTTCAGGAGATGCGATAGGATTATTAATAACCAGGCCTGAGTTAGGTTTTACAGATCCGCCAACTGCATAACCTTTCTTTTGCACCAGTCCGCCCTCAGCAAAGAAACTACCTAGCCAGTCTCCAATACTGCTAGCAGCTTCAGACACAGTATCCAAGATACCAGAGTCTGCCACAGCTGAAACTCCTGCATCAACAACAGAAGAATCCAGTGCCTCAGCTCCAAGATCGAGGCCTAGAGATGAGAGATAGTTAGCTGCATCTCCAGCAAATAAATTGACTCCCTCAGTAGCTGCATCTACGGCTGCACTTACTCCGCCAGACGCTTCAGCTCCCAGGGAAGATAGATAATCTGCAGCTTCTCCCTCGAATAGGTTAGTTCCACCCGTAGAGGCATCTGGAGATGGTAGGAGTTTCTTAACTCCAGAAGTCAACTTGTCAATCGCATCAAATCCGGTGAGCTTTTTAACTGCACTGTTAGCAGAAGAGGCTGTAAGGATAGGACCAAGAATTCCACTAGCACCGCCAAGAGGTGCTGCAATTTTCTGAGTCTGAGTTCCACCAGATTGAGTGGTAGTCTGCCCTGCATATTTAGCTGCCGTGGTAGCTGCAAGTTGTGCACGTTGCAGAGCTAGCGAAGTATCTCCATACATGCCAGATGCACGAGATGCCAAGTTAGCTGGAGCCATCGCCTCCTGAATCAGCGCATTAAGCTGCTCAGGAGTTATGTTAGATGTAGTGGTGCTTGTGGTTGGAGAGGTAGTAGAGGTAGAACTCTTACCACTGAAAAGACTCAGGGCACTGGTAATATTTGCGAGAGGGTCGCGCTCAGGAATAGCTGATGTAGCCATATTATTCTCCTGCTTTCTTATCTGCAGTAACAATGCCCAAGATACCTGCAACTCCTGTACCCGCAGATACTATAAGAGTTGCAAGCTCAGGAGCAATACCGATACCTGCGGAAGTCAAAAGAAAGATTACACCCCTCCAGGTGCTCGGTTCTTTTGCTCGGGCCAGGATATAATCTTTCATTCTGAGTGTTCCTTTTATGTGTGCTATCAGTTAACTACCAGGAAATCAATATCACAGTCTGTGGCTGTGGTTATACCATTTACTGTGATAGTGAAACTTCCAGCAGCGGGAAGTACAGTAACTACTTGAGTAGCTGCTCCATCAGTAGTTTTAAGATTTGTGAGGATCGTAGAGCTTGCAGTGACCAAAGAGTTAGTAACTGTAATAGAAGACGTGGCAGCTGCTAGAGTAACAGTACCTCGCGGGCTGTTATTAGTTACGTTGCCTGGAGTTGCAGTACTATCTGTGTAGGTAGCTTGCAGGTTGCTGGTCTTAACAACACCTGGAGTTGTAGTACCGATAGCTGGTGGAGCTGCCATATAGGTGGAGAAACCTACACCGGAGACTGTGCTTGATGCAGAGAGTGTAGTAAAAGCCCCAGCAGCGCTCAATGCAGCTAAAGCAATAGTAGAACTGGGTGTGATACCGATCTGAAGTTGTCCACTGGTAGTATCATAATACACCATACCAATACCAATCCGACGAGCTGTAATTAGCGCTGCAATTTCGACAGAAGTCTTTCGCACAAACATCATGCCTGTTGCGTACGGATCATCTTGAACACTATAGTTAGCAGTGTTAGCGACTTGAGACATTATCTATCCTTTAAAGAGTTTTTCCAGTTGCATCAGTTAAGCCAGATGCGTAGCTACCAGTTTCAAGCAATGATAGTACTTGACCTCTTTGCTTCCCAGAGGGGATGCTATTCCAAGAAATATGAATCCATGTATGCTCTAGAATCAGCTGATCCCAGCCTACTACATTCTTATACCTAACCAGAGTCTTACAGATATCCGCAGGAGTTCCATAAGCTGGGCAGATAAAATCTACGGCCTCTCCTCGAATATGCTGTGAGGTATCCTTTGATCTGATAGCTCGATTAAGTTCCTTGCAGCGGTACCAGCTAGATATCAGGATAGGCTTACCTAGAATTGCTCGCACAAGCTCTAAGCCTGTGGCAGTATTCTTGATTGCAGGTAATGTATCTAATGGAATTGTATTATTTATTCCAAGCCTAGAAGCTGTCTCTGAGTGAGAGGCTTCTTCAGTTGTAAAGTGGGCAGATAAGTTCATTAGATTATAAGTTCTGGGTTGAAGTGAAGCTTAGTTGCATTTACTGCAAAGCCTATTTTTTGTGACACTGTACCTGCCGCTGAGGATATTGCCCCGGCTGTATTGGAAAGATAGTATACAGTACCAGGAACCATACCTCCAATTAGAGGATTAATTCCAAGTAGTATAAACTCTCCAACATCTCCAGAGGCTACAGCTATGCTACAAAAAGCTCTAGCCGGCTTACCTGCTGCAGCTGCTGATGCATTTCTTGCATTGAGAACTCCTGCATTATTATATAGATTCACCATAGCCCCGGCTACTATGGCTTCAGAAGCTTTTACATACACTCTAGAAATATCCGCAACTCTGTTATAAGCTACAGGATCTAGCTGACTCCAGGTTCCAGAGTCTGGCCCTAAAGCTCCAGTGTATTTATCTAAAGCTCCTTGAAGAATCTGAATTGCCTGCCGCACTCTGAGGGCATCATTAAAGATACTCTTGTGCTGGGAAGAGTCTATCTCAGGAAATACTGAGAGCCCTAGATTAGTTGAGAATCGTTGAGTGGCCATCTAATCACCTCTTTCCATCCACATTAAATGTGAGAAGAATGCTGTCTAAAACAAATCCTCCCTGTGCAAGTATTGAGATGTTTTGTCCTATCTCTCGACACTGATACTCTCGTGTAAGACCAGCGGAGTAGGAAAGGTATGGAGTTACAAGTGTAGAGTTTTTACCGTCCAGTGCAGGCATCACTGTCAGATCAAACTGCTGAGTCTGTCGGGTGGACTCAATAACAATCTTATCTAGCTGCATCAGACGCTGACGCATGAATTGGTACTTACCAAGAATAGCAGTACCATTAGATGTGGGAGATGCTATAGAAAAATCTACTACATACACCCCTCCAGATTTATCCATAAATGCTAGACTCTGCCTGGGAGTTTCTAGTATTGGACCAATCGGTATTTGATAATCAAAACAATCCACATGCGTGAACTTAAGCTTACCAAATCGTTTCAACGCAAAGTCATAGACTAGCGCATGTGTAAGTTCTTGCAATCCATAGGAGAGTATGAGATACCTGTCAGCTACAATAGCTAACTTCTTTTTCATCGGAGCTGATAAGGCTACCGTAGAGAAAGTTTTAGTGGCATCATCAAAATCCTCGAAGTATCTACCTGAGATAAAATCAGTAACCTCTGGAAAAACTGTCTGAGTTTGCGTGGAGCTAATCAGCTGCATACCTGAGGTAGTGTATGCATATAAGTTAGAACTATTAGGATCTGTATCTACCAGCTCCAGAGATGTCATACCTCCAGAGTTAACAATCTCTCGGAACTGAAATGGATAGTTGATGTTATTCTGGAATAGTGCAATCACGCAGTTATTCGCAGTACCTACAACAAATCCAAGGTTATGTGGAATACAGTAGTTGATTGAACCTCTTGCAGATTCAACAGCCCCGCCACCAGCTCCAGTGGTTATTGATGGGTTGAAATCTGTTGGATCTAGCGTCGAGCTCCAAGAGATGTAGTTAGTTGTCCAAACAATGAGATAACCAAAGGAAGGACAAATTCCTATGATATTAGCAGCAACTACTCCAGAGAGTGTCACAGAGTTGAATGTAGCAGTGCCGAAGTTATATTTATAACATCCGGTATTAGCTATGTATATGTATGTAACACCTGCGGCATAGGCAATGGTTATGAGTTTTCCAGCAGGGCCAGCTTGCTTAAATACCCAAGGACCTCCTACGCCATCGGCTACATATAAGTCACCATTTGCTTTTACCCCAAGATATGCTTTGTTATCAGCAGCATCTCGTAAGATGTGGATTGATATAAAATCAGTAACTCCAGAGACCCCTGAAATTAGTTTTGTGTAGCCTACACTCTGGATACCTGCAGAATGTGGCAACACGTTGTGGCAGTAATATAGCTGAGGAATGCCTACATCTTTATCTGGATCTTGAGTATCCAGTATGTTCTTGACATAGCTCTGGTCATATTGAGGAACAATGATAGTTCTACCAAAGTTCTCAGATATGAATGGAAATGTTTTAGAGGATAGGTTTCCTCGATAAGTGACTTGAGCCATGACTGGTCCTTAGACTTGAGTACCTATTACTGTGCCATCTGTAGCACTAGTTGGGGCAGAACTCTTAATGCGCAGACGTCCGGTAGTATCTACCCAGATATGATAAATACCTAAGACAATATGTGAAGTATTCCAGGCACCACCATTTCCAGCAGTATCAGCAATTACTGCATTGCCTGAAGAGTTTGATACTGATCCAGTTCCGGGGGAGATATTAACATCTCCTCCAGTAGCTGCATAAGAGCCAGAAGCATTCTGCCCTCGTAAGCTAAATGACTGCGGAGGTACAGCAGTTACAGGAGCTGCGTTATAAGGAGCTACTGAGGCTGCCTTATATGCCCAAGCATCTTTAGATGTGATCAGCCCATCAGAAGTTACAACAATTCCACCCCCTGCTGTATCTGATGGAAAGATATATTTGTAGGCTGGAAGAGTAGAGGCGCGAGGTTTAGTTGTCATGATTTATCCTTTAGGTACATTAATAATAAACACCCATATGACACTTGACATGCCTACCATCAACGCTCCCACTGATTTAAGTATTACACCCTCAAGTCGCTTTAAGCGAGCATTGATTTGGTCATAGCGTTCCGCACAAACAGCTTCGTGGGAATTCAGTCTTGCTTCGGTTTCTGTCATGATTAGTTGCTATATTACACGTTTGCCTGAGTCACATAACTTCCATTGATATTAATCCCAACAGCAGCTTGGAATGTAATATCATAAACTTGTAG